GCTTTTAAATTTAGGTCGCCGTTACTCTCTATAGTTGGGTCGCCACTTGCTCCAACTATATTAAGATCCTTTACACCGAACGATTTTTCTGCCATTGCGCTAGTCTTTTTTAGTATTTATTAAGAGAACTTTATCTCAACTCCACCACTAAACTTTAAGTTAGGTGAGTTTGTGATTCTGATCTCAGGTTTTTTAGGTTCATTAGGTGAACCAGTAGGGGCATCCCATATCACAACAGGGCCTTGTCCATATGATTGAAGTGAATAGTAATCTTCCCACTGTTGAGTTGTATCAGTAAAAGATGTGATGTTATCTCCATAATAAAATCTAGATGGATCTTGTACACCGCATTGATTCTTGAGCCAATCTTTTATGTCCCTCCAAGTCCATGCTCTATTATATTGAAGTTTGGTGGTAATCCATCCAGCGACAGTAGGACATGCAGAACTAGTGCCACCGAAATCAACATCATATGGAGTCAAAGATAATCCACTATAGGTTTCTGGGTGAACATATGTTTGTGATGTGTCTTCTCCATCTGCTGTAAGAGTGTCATCAGCCGCGCCGTAGACATCAATGTCTGTTCCTCTATCACTATAGAATATTATTCTTTCTTTATAATCTGTAGTTCTACTAGTATATCCACCACTACTTATTGAATCATCCAATGCACCAACATTAATTGCTGCATATTCAGTTCCAGCAGTAGAAATTCCAGAAGTAGTTTTCCCTAATGCCTGCGGCCATCCTCTTCTGTTGAATGTATTATAACATTGTAAACCAAATTCAAAATGAGTTGCTGATGCTAAAGTTCCTGTCTGACTACTTTCATGCCAATAGTTATCAAAGTCTGGACTGCCAGGAGCAGTTTGAGTTTGATTACTATTTCCAGCAGCACATATGAATATGACACCAGCATCTGACATCTCTTTACCACTTGCAGTTGTAGAGTTATCTACCATTTCACCTTTCATTCTACCACCATCACCAGCGACTCCTAGTGTATCAATAAATGCTGGTTCAGTTCCAATAGTATATTGACCAGTAGCGGTTACACCATTTACATTTGCTGGTCTATACCAATACCAAGCATCTGTTTGCCAAGAAGTGGATCTATAACCCCAACTGTTACTTGATGACGTAGGATTTTTATCATCATTTTGCTTACCAGTTATTGCAGAGTGTCTATCGTAGTTTGGTTTGTATAGATGGAAAATTTTCTGTATATCAAATTGTCCATTGTCATTGATTCCAGCGTTAGAATTACCGATACTATTGATTACCCACTTGTTGGCATTGTATGCTGAACCATAGTTCTTACCAAATACTTGACCAGCACACTGAGTTCCATGATCAGTAAAGTTAGTTGCCTTTGCGGTATTACTACCATTACATCTCGCTCTAGTATAGAACGTACTGATACCTGTTACAGTTCCTATGGTTGAGAATCCTACTGATCTCTGGCTCGCATCAGACCACCATGATCTTGCAGCAGAGTCTGTGGGAACTGTGGTGCCATCCCAACGTTGTGTTAATAAAGATGTGTTGTTATTGAAAAAATCTGGATCAATATAATATGGTGCATCGAGAACTAGATCTAGAACACCACATGTGCCTGGTGTTGTAGATATACCACTCCATGTTAATACATTTCCTGTTGACCATCCCACAGGATCATCGTCAGTGGTTACAAATTCTGGATGTGCAACCCAGAATCCATCATCAGCCACCACTGCATCTACTCCAGTTCCATCACCTAACTGAAATATTCTTCTTTCAAGTATAATATGATCAGATCCACTAATGCCAGTGGATGTTGCATCCCAAGGATTTTCTTTCTGTGTGTGTCTTAGTATTTGATAACCAGTTCTATTTTTATCTGTTGAACCAATACCAGCCTGAGATGTGGGTGGTGTTGATGGGGCAGTATTAAATGCTCTATAATTTGATACTGACTTACCGAATCTATCAAATCTCTGAACACCAGTAATTACATCTCTAGGATCAGGAGAATAATTGCCTGGATATGCTGAGTAATCTATGTTTACGAATTCTACCTTCTCATGTTTTCTTAAATCCTCTGCTTCCGCATCAGTCAACATGTAAGTTCCTCTAGTGTCACTATGAAGTTTCTCATCTGTGACGATAATAGATGGATCAGGAATGTTATCCTCTAATGAACCATCTTTCTTGAGTTCTTCATGAATGAAAACCCAATCTTCTTTAGTGTAACATTTGATAGAGTATGCTTTCTTTTCGTCGGCTCCAGTTGGTTTGACAGCCAACCCTGTCCTATCAAGAGTATTCGTGCTAGTATGGATCATAAGCTCTCAATGTAAGTCTTGACGAATCGATATGTGGATAATCCAGATATCCCTGCCTCTGGTGTGAACTTAACCACGACGTTATTACTACTCATAGTTGCTGCAATAGACACCTGTTGTTCTGGAGAGAACATGATGCCATATTCTTGTGAGAACGCTGTAGTTCCATCATGCATGATGAGAACTTTTTGTGATTGTCTATATGTTCCTAGACCAATCATAAACGTATATTCTGCACCAGAGTAACTAACTTTAGACCATGAATCAATTTGGGTTTCTACTCCAGCAGCTGCAGTGTATGTTCCGAATCCAGTTGTTGATACACCTCCACCACCACCAGCTGACGTAACTGTGATGGTTGCTCCAGCACCAGAGGCAGTTGCACTTATTGATCCTCCAACAAAATTAATTGTTGTTATACCAGATCCAACAGTGGTTCCTTCTTCTTGAATTGAAATACTTCCACTGCCATCAGCTGGAACCCATTGAGATCCACTCCATGTTAATACTTGATTAGTGCCTGGAGAATTACTAGAAACATTGGATAGATCACCTAAGTTTGAACTATTGATATTTGTTAGATATCCAGCACTTGCATGGTTGCCCCATGAGTATGCAGTCTCATATTGTGTGATATCAAGTGCAGTTATGTTCGCTGCAGGGCCTGTAAATGGTACTGCTCCTGCCAAGTTGACAGTTGCAACTCCACCACTATGAGTTACTGTACATGCAGCACCAATAAAGTTAACTGTCTGTGCAGTACCAACAGTAGATCCTTCCTCTTGGTATACCATACCAGAGATACCACCGCCTCCACCACCACCTGATGCGGTGACTGTTACAACACCAGCAGATGCAGCAGATACGGATAGATTTGTACCAAAGTTAATAGTACCAATGGTTCCTACAAGTGTGCCGTCGTCTCTGATTATGATACCAGTACCAGAAGCAGTAACACCAGTTAGTCCAGAACCATCACCAACAAAGCTTGTCGCAGTTATTATACCAACCGTGATGTTTGGTGATCCAGTTAAACCTCTTGCCAGAGTTGCGATTCCAGCTGTGGTTGCATATCCAGATCCAGTTCCTGTTAGATTAGATCCATCTCCATAGAATGTAGTTGCAGTCAGAACACCAACTCTATAGTTCTCAGTTCCTGTTCCTACAGTCGTGTCTTCATTTTTGTTGACAAGTTCCATCCATGCGCCAGCATGTGCAAAATATGCCTTACCTGTGTCGTGTGCGTGTGCAAACTGACCATGATATGTCGATGGTGATGGTAGAGCTGAGTATGCAGACCATAAGTGTGGTAAGATATTATCTGTTGCAGTGCCATCTAAACGACCAGCAAGGTTAAGATTACCTACAACTCTGAGTTTATATCCTTGTGTATTGGTAGTTCCGAGACCAACGTTGCTAAGAGTGTGAATACCAGTGGAGTTTGTTCTCCAAATACTATCAGTCGATGGTAAGTTAGTAAGAGTAGAACCATCACCAGAAAATCTGGAAGCAGTTATAACACCAACAGTCTCATAGTTACCATTATGATCTTGGTGAAGTATCTTTCTCCAACCATTGTAACCACCCATTGTGGTTCCACTGGAAACATATGCAGTCTTAGTATTATTTGCATAGGCAAACATACCTCTCCAACTTGTTGCAGTAGGCATATCGCCTGTTGCGTCAAAGTCGAAACGCATCTTACTGCCTTGGCCTGGGAAGGTTACAATTCCAAGACCATTGACATTATCAACAACTATTGATGGAGTTCCTGTTAAATTCTG